AGGTTGACAATAAACTGGCGGTTACCCCAGTGTTTGCGCGCACATCTTTGAATAAGCGCCTGGGGATTACCATAAACTGTGACAGCGCAGAAGAGCGTCTTATTCTCTACTATCTAGAATAGTTACGCTGTCGAGCGCATTATAACAAATTACTTCTTTTTAGCTTTCTTTTTCTTCTCACCAGCTTCGGAATAAGCTATTGCAATTGCTTGTTTGCGAGGCTTAGATTTCATTTCTTCTTTAATATTCTCGCCAAATCCTTTTGATCCCGGTTTAGCGCCTTTCTTAAGTGGCATTTCCATAATCCTTATGTATAATTTGCTCGATGAGGTGAGTATGTCCAATATTGTTAAAATCTGCAAGATTCATGGTGAGCTATCTAAACCCGAAACAATAATCAATAGATTATCTCCCACTGGAAAAGAATATCTTCGTTGCAAAGTATGCAGAAATGACTCAGAAAGAAATCGCATTAATCGAACTAGATATGTGCCTGCAAGAATAAAAAATCCCATTCCTGAACATGTTAATGATGACAGCAAATATCATGCTTATATGATTAAGAACAGATTTAAAATAACAGCTATTGAATATTATGAATTGCTTACTAAGCAAGAAGGAAATTGTGCAATTTGCAAGAAACCTGAAGAAATTACAAAGCTAAAATCTAATAAACCTAAAATGCTTGCCGTTGACCATTGTCATTCATCAGGCAAGATTCGAGGTTTATTATGTCAAAAATGTAATACAGCATTAGGCTCATTCAAAGATTCCATAGAAATGCTTGAATCAGCCATTATATATCTTAATGCCTCTATTCTTTAGAGGCTTTTTTCTTTGGTGCTTTAACTGCTTTAGTCTTAGCAATTTTATCTTTTGCACTCTCATTGTGATGTTTATGCAAATCAATGGTATGACCCATCATTTTATTTGAGTGTTCTTGCTCAAGTTTCAATAGGTCAAGTTTATGATCTCGCTCGTCCTGCTCAGTTCTCATTTTAACTTCGTTCATTTCCATCATCATCTTCATACGATCAAGTTCAAGTCGTTGTTGATCAATTTGCAACTTCTGTTGTGATACTTGTATTTTTTGCATTTCATTCTGGATTTTTGCTTCTTTCTCTTTAAGCTCTGCTTGCATAAGCATAGCTTGTGGATCAGGTTTTGGAGGAGGAGGAGGCTCTCCGGCTTCCTTAGCAAGTATTTCTGGAGGAACAAGACTTTTGAATCTTTCTGATATTTGGGGCATATATTGAAGATCTAAATTCTTAGCATATATATCCGCTATTAATGGGAATATCTGAGGATTCAATTGCATCGTCTGAGCAAATAATTCCAAACTTACTTCTTTCTGTACTGCAAATGATGGCCCTGCATCAATTTCGACATCGTAGTCTCCACCAGTTAGATCGTTATCAATAGAGCCATCAGGCATCTTTTTGTTAAGCGTTACAGACTTAGACTCACCATTTACTTGCGATATCACCATATGGCGCTCTTCATCACCCATAATTGCAGGAAGTAAGTCTAATGCAACTCTACCACCTTGTGCTATCGCCTGATTCAAGTTGTCGTTAAACACGTAACTCGACATTGCTGATTCTAACTTACGTTCACGTCTTGCAGTACCTGAGATATCACGTCCACCGAGCATTTCCGTTTCAGATACACCAAGTATTTCCTTAATATCCTGACCCGCGCGCTGCATATTCTGCATTAATGCTGGTGATAAATCCCAAGCGTTCATCTTAGTTGGCATCATTGCAGTTTTTGGATCAGGTTTAGCAATCAAGATACCAGTTTGTAATTCAGGATTACGCCATAACTGTTCATTACCAATAATATTATCTGGCGTACCAATCCATTGTTCACGTCTACGATTCTTGATCTCAGCTGCTATTTCAGAACCTACATAGTTCAAGAACTTCTGCGCATCACGTGCTTCATGTATGAATGACTTAGTATATTGTCGACCTTGGATGTAGTAACTATCACCATCCACATAGATAATCGGCAAATACTTCGATGGCCATTCAGCAAAATCAATGATCTGATTCTTGATCAAACGATAATGCATAATCTTATAGTCTTGAGTCTGACGTTCATTAGTAATATGCGGTATCTCATCTAATATGATCTTACCAACGATCTGTGATTCAGCAGCTAATTGCTTCAAGCGCTTTAATTCAGGTTGCATGTCATGCCATTTATCTTCAGTAACTGTTTCACCATTGGATAACTTATAGATAACACATGGGTACCATTCTTTAATGTAGTAATCACAAACAACGATGGTGTCTTTGGTTGCCCAAGTAAAGTTGAGTAATGAATGCGTATCTTCATACGATATTGGGTTAATCACATAGGGATAAGTTGCTGCAAACTCTTCTTTGGAGAATATATGGTTATGCGAACAGTAATTACCATCACCTTTATGTGACTTAACAGCGGATGGGTCCCATGAGCAGTTAGCTGCATCACGTATTTCTTCGAACGTTACGATTTGTTTAAATGATTTAGGTGCTTCGTAATCGATACCTAGCTTAAATGCGCCAAATCCCATCATTAGAGCTGATAATCCAGCACATTGGTACACTAAGTCATTCTGCGATTGGTACGATATTGTTCTCACCAAGTCTGAACGTAAGTTAATTTGTTCTTGCGTGGCCTTACCAGTGAGCGATCTGACCATCAAATCTGGACGATTCTTACGTTGTTCACCAGATATTTTCTTGACTGCATCGTAGAGTTTATTGAACGTCATAGCAGGTTTGAATAATCTCGAGAACTCTGAACGCTCTATCGCCGTCCACTGATCTCTAATGCAGAAGTTAACATCATCTTTACCTCTGACAATGTTTTCATTGAAATAGTTGTTCCAAATGTTTAGATGTTCATTAGCCTTTCGGAGAACTTCTATTTCATCAATGCCAGCCTCATCAAGTTTAGCGACGCGCTTAGCTTCCATGTCATTAATTTCTTCGGGCGATAAGTTGTTCTCTTCGTATTCTTCCATAACAAACTCATCCTTGAGTTAGTTGCATTTATTTGTCAGCTGGACCTAAATTATATTTACTTTTTGTCTTTGGTTGTACTTTTGCGTTGCGTCTAGCGCTTCGTTCAACAAACTTTTTCTTACAAAGCTTAGAAATTATCGGCCGGCCTTGACTATCATGAGTACGAACTGTTGATAACGCCAGCCATGATTCAATCATTTCTTAACCTTATAAGCCTTTGGCAAATGTTGCCACGCAATAATATTATGCAATGGATCTAATGTAACAGGACGAAAGAAGAATGGAGTTTTCTTGATGCGTCTTGCACCATGTAACCCCATAAATCCCATACCAACATTCACACCATCACTTACTAATACTATCTTGCCTTTGGCTGGCAATCTATCTAGGCATCTAATCCACATTATCGTTGCTGCACTCTGTAAAACAATTCTTCATTCTTAATCTGTGAACGAGCAGGGTTCAGTGTTTTAAACTCTGCTTTCTCACGTTGTGTTGTTATCAACGGCACATATTCTTTTATGTGCGTTAACTCTGGTTTCTTATCCATTATGGCAATACTGTTAATTGACAGCTGCCAGCAGTGAAAACAGGACGATAAATCTGATGGCCATCAGAACCAACAGCAAATACAAAATCCGATGCCATTAAATCCATACCTTGTGATAACAAATAAGAATCCATGTAACCCGCACCAGCAATAGTTGCTAATGTATCAGTTGATAATAGATGTGCGAAACGTGGTAATACACCATCAGATGTTTGACCAGGGAATTGTACTTTAAAGTTTGTTATAGCCATTGTTTATTGCTCCGTTAAATATTAGCCCAGCTTTTACCAAGCTTGATTCTACAAATAGCTGTTTTGCCTACGCCATATTGACGCGCTATGACAGCACCTTTAACACCATCTAATAACAACTTTCTGATTTCTAATATATCTTGATCTTTTAAAATAGCTCTGGGATTGTTCATACCATCATTAGGATTTAATCTGCCTTTCTTCATTTTATCCGCTACATTATCACTATTTGTACCAATCCATAAATGCAGTGGATTGCAGCATTCTGGATTATCACAGCTATGACAAACAAACATACCTTCTGGAATAGCACCATTGTGCATTTCATAAGATACACGATGTGCTAATTTAATTTTGTCATTAACGGATATATTTCCATATCCAGATTTTATCTTTGAGCCTGTCCATTTCCAACATTTATTGATATCATCATTTTTTATGATGTACTTCCAAAATCTAATTTCTATAGCTACTTTAGGTTTCATCAATTAGTCCAATTAAAGCATGGATTTCTCATATCTTGGTACACTCTTGGTTGTTTATCTTGCATTATACTATCAGAAGCAACAGAAAGGCAGGCGTATTGTGTGGCATCACTAATATGTGATGCGAAGTTTTTATCGGGCTTGTCTTTGTAACGCTCTTCACCAGATACAGCTAATCGGCAATACACATAATCCTTAACAAATGCATTAAATAATACTGGACAACCTTTTTTTGATATAGCAAAAGCTGGTTTACCATCAATCATACGGTTAAGAAAGAATCTAACAGCCGCTATTCTTGCATCGATGTCATTTGTTCTTGCGGGTTCGGTGATAATACCTAAAGAATTAAGCTCCGAAATGCATGACATTTCTTCGAAAATCTGATCGCGTGCAGCTCCTGCTGGATCACCCACGCTTGTACTAACCTTGCAATAAGGGAAATCCCTAGCTAGACCAGGGATAACGATAGACTCAGCAAATGATCTTATGCCAATATCTTTTCCAATATATTCTTTTAATACTCTCAACTGACCTCTAGCTGACAGTTGCATAACTACACATGCTGGCGTTAAACCGAAGTCAAAACCTAATAATAATGACTCGCCTTGAATAGCTTCAATATCATCCACAGCATGTAAATCTGAATTGAAATCAGGATAAACCACCTTCCCTAATCCAACTGATCCCCACGTCCCTAAACAATAAACCTTGATAAACTCAGCAGTTTGAGCTTCCGCTAACTTAACATAATAATCATCTGCTAAATTATCAGCGTTATCTGCATCAGGATTTCTAATCCATTCACCATCTTCATTCTTTAATAAGCCAGGTGGTTGCTTGAATAACTTATAATTAGGCAAAACTTTCGTTTCAAAATCATCAAACATCCAATGTGTATCACTAGGAAAGTTACTATCTGCTATTACGCCAGCCCAATAGGGTTCAGGACAAAATGCTTTAGATGGATATCTGCCATTCACACGACCCTTAATATGTGAAAGTACATTCTCTGGCAATTCTGAAAGCTCATTTAGATAAGCGAAAGTAGCCTCTAGACTCTTTAATCGTCGAATATCATCAGGTCGATCTAACGCTAAAAAAACCAATTCTAGTTCCACCACACCTTTATCATCTGAGAATATATGTTCATAAGTCATAATAGGTTTCTGGCGCTTTTTAATATCTCCAAGCTCTCCAAACCATTGCAGCCATGTTTGTAATGTAGTGCTAGTCAGCTCAGCAGAGGTATTACGTATTATCAAGCATCTTGCACGTCTTCTACCATTAGACCAATAGGGCATAGCACAAGTACGCTTAACAATTTCCATTGCGCACATGGTGCTTTTTCCAGACCCATACGCACCACATACAAGCCTTACAAATGAATTATCTTCATGAAAGGCTTTTGCGGTTTGCGATGGTTTATAAATTTTGTTATGCGGGATAGAAGTCAACTCAATATAGTCATCACGAAACGCAATATGCTGATTAGCTTGACGCATGCCTTGCGCTTGCCAAACCTGAGCTTGCTTGAGCATCATTGCTAAGTTACTCATTTAGGAAGTATGTGTGTTGGAGGCGTTGTCTTATGAGCGACTTCGCGATGCTTCTCATGTGTTGTAAAACGCCCACCACACTTGATGCATTCACGTCTGCGCTCTGTCAGTTGCTTCTTATCATTATGCTTGGTTGATACAACTGACGAATCAGGATATCCGCATGCTCTGCATAGCATACATTACTTACGCTTGGCAGTGTTTGGAGCACCACCACCTATGAGTGATGTTTGTGGTTCAGGTGACATCGTGAAGAATGGTGCTTCACCAGTGTTAGCAAATTCAGGACGCTTAGGAACTAAGTAGAAAGCTTGCTTAGGTTGTGGTGTGCCATTCTTGCGTTTGTTATCCATAACATTCTCCTATTTACGCACACCACGAAGCATGCGTTTAGCATTAACAGTATTGTGTTTGCGTTCGTATTTGGGTTGGCCTTTAGTTGGTGCAACCTTAGCCTTAGGCTTAGGGTTCATATCCAAGGAATCACGGATGATTTTGCTAATGATGTGCACCATAATTATGTTCCTCGTAGAACATTGATTAACTATTTCTTTTCTTGCGCATCGAACTTAGCTTTAAGTTCGTTGAACATCTGCGTTAGCTCCGCTATGATGCCAGCATCTGCGCCGAAATGTTCACGCCAACGACGCTCAAGCAACCATGCATTAGACTGCCAACGATCTACACCCATCTCTACATTAGCACATAGTTGATGAATCTTATCTTGCTCAACTTTCTTTAAAGCGTCGGAGAACTGAGTGTATTC